TCAGGTTGATTAATAAGAGTAACTCCCTTTAAATGAGATATGTCTTCTTGCCAAGCTCTTTCTTTCTTGGTTCCTTGACCTTCTTTAATATAAGATATGAAATGATATTCGTTAGTTTCTTCTTGGTATATAAAAATACCTGGAGAATTTAATGAAAAGTCTACTGATACGTAATTCAAATTAGAATGATTTTCCGATAGCCGCACCTAATCCAGCGCCAACTAATCTTGAGGTTAATAAATCGTAAAAAATACCTTTCTGAATTCCTAGAACTTTAGCAACTGTTTTACCAATTGTTTTACCTAGAGCAAATCCTGTAAGGCCACCAAATATAGAACCTAAGAAACCTTCATTTGTTAATTCCTCATTAAATCTTTCAAAATCAAACGTTCCATCTTCATTTGCATACTGTCTAGTAAATTCTTCTAAAGCAGCATCTACTTTTTGCTCTAATTCATCAGTCCATTCTGACTGCAGAGATTCTTCTAAAAGGGTAATTTCCTCTTTAGTTATATTCTCTTCGCTTAAGTATTCAAAAAATGTTTTCATTATATTGGTCTATATTGTTATGGATTATATATCTCGTTTATTTACCGTCTATCTCTGAGATAATATTAAACTTATTATAATAGAAGTTAAGTGTAAATGTAGAAAAATCAGCAACATTACTTGACATGTTTAACTCTAATTCAGAAATAGAATTAAGAATAGGCTTTTCAAAAACTGCACTCATTAAATGTATACCTTCTGCATCCATTATTTGAAGTTTTAGATCGTTAATAAAAGGGTCTCTAACTTGTTTTGAATAATAATATAATAAAGTATCTTGCATTATCCAATAATTAATATACCCGTCTAATAGCTGTAACTCTATAGAGAACTGTCTTTCAACTGTATTCTGAATAGGAATAGACCCTCTATGATATGTAATAGTTCCATCGTTTGGAGATTGCTGTATTGGATCAAAATTAATTCCAGGTAAACTTAAACCCTGTATAGAGTAATTAACAAAATCAATAGGTTCTTCTATAATATTACCTGGCATCTTGCCTAAATAAGACTTATATTTATCAGCTACTTCTTTTGGGATAAAAGTTCTAGGGAACTTAAAATTAAATAAATTATTTCTGCTATTTAATATCATTATATTATATCTACTTTTCCGTAATAAAGGAGAGACTCTGTTTCTCCATTCTTAATGTTGATGTAAAAATTATCGCTTTTAGCATTTGCGTCTTTTCTATCAAAGCGCACTGCTGTATCTTTAGGTATTTTGAAAAACACTTCTCCTAATCCTAAATCTATATTAGGAAAGGAAGGATCATGTGGAATTCTTTTTTCTATAGATCCGCTTTTAATAATCAGAATTATATTTTCTGCACTTACTAAAGAAACTGCTTTTTTATCTTCTCCGTCTGGTTGGGCAATATTAAATTTTACAAAGTTATCAGATACCTTAGATAACCTTACAGTAGCTTCACCTTCTTCAAAGAATTTAATGTTATCTAACTCTTCAACCTCTGTCAAGTCTGTTTTAACATTTGTTGCAGAAGCTAAAATGCCATACGTGTCTAAAGCCACTGGAACATACTTAGTTTCTCCAACACTAGGTCTAATTGAATTAACAAATTGATTTAATTCTCTATTTACCGTAGTGTTAGGTAGTTTATTATAAATTATAGTAGGATCTACGTTTCTTAGATTAATCTTTTCCATTCTAGTTCCATACTTTTTAGTATTATAAGAAGTCATAGTCGCAACTTTAATAATTTGAGTATTATCGGTTTCGTTATAAATTCTCATTGTATGTCTTATATAAAAAGAACTAGCAATGCTAGCATTAAATATTATAGGCCTAAATGGTATAGGTGCTTCGTAATTTGCAGTTTGCGTAAATGTCATAGAAGAAGTATCTAAAAAATCTAATCCAATTTGCTCACTAACTTCTATGTCATGAAATATTATAATGTCATCTGAAGATGTTTGTAATCTAGTATTAATATAATTTTCAAATCCTTGTCTTGATCCATCCTTAGTTCCATATACTTGAAAATAATCCATGTCTTCAACTTCTTCAATATTTGCAGAAATATCCAAATATTCGTCTTCCATTGCGACTGTAGTATCTAATGTATCTTCAACATTAATGTATTCAAAGCCATTTTCTTCTGTGATAGTATTAATAAGTTTTAGGCTTATTTCATAATTAGCTGAGTTCAATAAAGCATCGGCACCTGATCCAAAGAATGCATCATGAAAATCTTCATTCTTTGTAGTGTCATCGAAATGAATTAAAGAAGGAACTTTAATTTGAATGTATTTAGAATAAGAAGTATCTCCCAATACAAATGAATTAGGATTACTGATTTCAAAATTAGAATGATTTAAATAAACAATAGATGTAAAATAATTATAAACTCCAGATTCTCTTTTTACTTTTACCTGAAACATAAAACCTTCTTTACCTCTAGCTGCAAATGAAAACCCTGTTTTTAAATGAAGTCTAATAGTATCATACCATACATCACCTACTATATTATCACTCACGTTAGCAAGTGAAGAATCAGTTCCATTCCATGTTGAACTATCTAAATACCCTAAATCATTTTTTAATAAAGCCCATTTTCCATCATATTCTGAAGGTACTCCGTAATATCTACCAACCTCTCCCGTCGCGGTTTTAATACTGTTTCCCGTTTCCTGTTCAGGTTCAGCAAAAAGAGGATTAGCTCTATTACCTACATTTATTTCTCCGCCTCTTACACTATCTCCTGCTAAATTTTCATATGAATATTCGAATTTTCCATTAGCTCCCGGTGTATAAACAAAAGTGTTACCGAGTAATTGTGTCGTTGATCCGTTTATTGTAAATCCGTTAATATTATCTATAGTAGGATCTGATAAATTAAATTTATAAGTTTTACCGTTTTTAAGAACTAATTGCCTAGATGCAAAATCATTAATGAAAACATATCCATCTTGTATCTTTACACTAAAGTTTACAACATCTGCTCCTAATTCATGAATTAAGAACCTAGAAGCAGAATCATTATTTGCCTCAGTGTTTAAAAATTTGAATTGACTTCCGTTGTCGTCATTTTCTATCCTAGCATCATCTACATAATCAATATTTTGATCATGGTACATGAACTCCATTAGAATGTCGTCATCTAGTCTTAAGAATTTGGATGATTGTGCCATTGTTTATTTATTATTTTAAAATCTAAGAAATTTAGGTGACCAGTATACTCCTATACCTATCGATGGACCAGTACTTATAACTTGATTGTTATTCAAGTTAATTCCATACTGAAACCCGACTCCGATAGACCACCCTGCTTTTTTCTCATATTTATTATTTAATCTATCATTAACTAAGTTTATGTTCTCTATATTAGTAAATGTTACTCCCTTGTATGGAGTTGTAATTTTAAGTCTGTCAAAACCTTCTTCATTAATTATAGCAGCGCTTAAACCTATTCCCTGTACTATGTCAAACCTTGAAGAAAATAAATTATAATTAGTGCTATCTTTTAAAAGAGAAATGCTTCCTTGAAATCTTCTCCAATTATATTTATCAAACTCATATTTATCATTTACCTCAACGGTAATAGTGTCTATATTATTTATAGAATCAGTATCTACCGTTACTATTCCACTTGCGTTTATTATAGAATCTTTTACATTGAGAGTTGTTGATAATAGGTTGTTAACATTTTCTAATTCACTATTAATATTTAATTGATTCGTGTATTTCGAAACTAGCTTTCTATTATTTTCAGTTAAAGTGTTTACATCATATTCAAAAGACCTTATACTAGAAACCATTTCTTTATTTTTATTCTTTTCAATAATAATAGTATCTTGCATTGCCTTATAGTTATTAAGGTTTCTATCTGAAACTTTTTGAACCTGAACTATTTCTCTCTTTAAGTTTTGATTTGAATTACACTGCTGTAAAAGACAGAACACCAAAATCGCAAGTCCTCCGAAAAGAATTGCGTTTTTGTAAAGCTTATATGTTTGTATTATACTCATATTTTATTAAGTGCAAGTAAGTGAAATATTTGGTCCACTCACCAAGTACGCGTTGGAAGTATTCACAACAAAACCTTGGTGGCATATAGTAGTGTTACCGGAGGAAAGGGATGTTGATGTGGCTACACCGCTGCTATTAATATAATACACTGTTCCGGAAATCCAATTCACCTGTCTAGTGTAAACGCTTTCATAAGTTGTAATTCCTACAGGACCAGAAGGTACACGTGGACCATTATTAAAATTAATAGAAGAAACACATGGAGTGAAATTAATGTCTTCACCGGCTTGTTCGCTAGAATCATTAGGATGTGTAATCACAACACCATCCAGCCAATTGGATGTAAAGGCATTAGGAGCACACCCATAGCTATCTACTTCTATTACAAACTGTCCCGTTCCATCTCCATTGTGAGTTACTGAACCTATTTGAACTTGTAAAGCAGTAGCGAAGCCTACTCCTAAATTCAGAGTAATATCACTCTCCGATAGTATTGTATTTGCTGGTGACACTGTAAAGTTAACAGTATCAGTAGGATTGGTTGATGGTTGCGTTGAATCATCTATCTGTACGTTTCCACTAGTTATAGAAACACTATTAGGCGCCGGAGCGAAATTTTGATTATTTCCTGAAGCCGATGTATTATTTTTTCCAAGAGGCTGTACATTCATGAATCCCGGGACATTCTGATATTGAGGCTGTGGTGCCATGTTTTCATCTCTTCTCTTCGCGTGTACACCTACTCCGAAATTTATAGTTTCTCCTATTAAACCTGGATTATCTTGTGTAGCTATAAGCTGATTTACAATAGTAGGTTCTAATAAAATCTTCATAGTGACAGTTTTATACCTCATAAAGTCCGTATCTTTTTGATATGGTCGCCAGGTATGCGTACTATTTAATAGACCACTGTTGGTTCCTTGACTTATATCATGTCCACCCTTAAGTCGATATGTGCTTCCAATTCCATTATATTGCCAGTTCCATGGATCTTCATCCCAGAAATCAGCAGTATCAGTATATCCATGTGGATTTGAGTATTGTACTACATCAGCGCTTGTAATTCCTAAATTAGGATATCTGCTTTGTATTTCTGCTAAATTAGCAGTTGTAACTACAGGTATTACTATTGAGTCATTTGTTATTCCATTATTTGTTATAGGATCAGCGAAAACCTGCAATGGTTGCGTAAACGCACCTTTATATGAAGCTAAATCATCTGATGCATCAATTGTCATTTTAGGAGGATATACGTATTCAAAGGAACTGCCGTCCGTTGAAATCCAGACTTGTTGATCAGAACTAGTTATTGCTCCCTGTCCTGGTGTTCCACCTGAGTTGCTTCCACTATATCCATTATTATATGGACCTTCTTGCTCTCCAGTAGTAAGATCTCCTTCACCGTTATATAATGACTCGTTAGGAAAACCCGTTGGGAAAGTTGCATTGTCAATTGTTTCATCCTCTCCTCCATGTGGCAACCTATACCAATATGCATCCTCAACTTGGTCAAAGCTTGACCATGAACTTGAAACCGAGCTACCAGCTAAATTATATGTGCTTAGCACTAAATTATTGCTTTGTGCCGCATTAAAGGATGATAGCCCTTTGGCTAATGTATACCAATATCCACCTTCTTCAACTATGTCGCCTGGGTTATATGTGGCATAAAAGTCAAATTCACCTCTATCATTCCAACTACGAGTGTTAAATTTATTGGGTTGTGTATCGTCATGATACATTTGCTCGTCCCAGTTTACAAACCACCCATAACCACCAGTAGGATCTCCACCATTAACATTAGGCATTGCCGGAGGAAGACCAGTAAATTCTTTTGCATTAATCTCTATTTCTATTATTTTAGGTGTATCAAATTCTAGTGAAGAAATACTAGAAGCTCCAAACGTACCCGTTGAGTTTCCATCTATTTCAATACTTGTTATAGCATCTTTGTTTCTAGTTGCTAGTCCTTGAAATTCAATTAAGCCAAACCCACTTATTAAATCATCAAATGTGCTTCCTGAATATAACGAATCTACTGTCAAATCAGTTGGTGGAATACCAGCTGCCTTAAATATTAAATCACCTCTTCCTAAATATATTAATTGAGGCGCTCTCATTATAATATGAGCTGCCGTATTAGGTGCATTATAATCTGTATTTAAATATACGTTTTCTGGGGTATTTTGATAATCTAAAGTTATGATACCAGAATTCTCTGCCATATCAACTGAAGAACCTCCCAAAAGATTAGATATTGTTTGCTGTGGTCCTGATGTTATACTGTCTAATCCATTATCTATAGTATATGTAAATGAATTTAAATTAGGAGTAATATAAGACACTGTTCCGTCTGACGTTTGCCATGTTTCACCATTACACAAATACCATCCCTCATAATCAGTTCCTATTAATCCTCTACCTATTTCAATTTCAATTTCATCAGGCTCAGTGGGCACTAAGCCATTAATATCTCCTGAAATATCCTGTGATTGTTGAAAATTATTAGAGTCTTCATATATACTACTTAAAAAAGAAATTATAGTTCCTATTGGAATTCCTGCTCCAATTTCTTCAGGAGTTTTAAAACCAATTGTACCCTGTGAGTCTAAAGAAACTGCTACTTTTCCAGCGGCCGGATCGTTAGGAGTCGTTGTAAGACCACTAACAATATCTATTTTAAAGATGGATCCTACGAAATGAGCTGTACCAGTAGATATAAAATTACCTGTAAAAATAGTTCCGTTAGATGAATCCATCGTAAGCAATTCATTACCTAATAAATCTTTAAATTCAAAAAGATCTGCCTTATATTTTATATTATTATTTCCAGTTAAACCTTCTCCAAATCCAATGTTAAAGTCGGCTGTTGCACTATTACCTGAAAGATCTATGTCAAGAGTTAGATCTGCAAAAACATCAGTGTTCCTATCAGATACTAGTCTTATATTACTTTCTACAAAATTACTATTTTTATTAACAACCAATTGACTACCATAGTATGCCGATTCGGTATTTCCACTTCCAGCAATATCACCATATTCTTCATATTCAGATGAAAATCCTAAAAGTACAGCAGGTGGCGCAGATCCTCCAGTTAGTTGTTCGTGTTCCGGAACGTATGTTTGTACTCTAATACCTTGATTTGAGGGATAATCCGCTCCTTGTTTCCAATAGTTATTAATGTCGGATGCAACTGGACCCTGTGCACCTTCTATACCTTGTACTCCCTGTGGTCCTTGATCACCAGTAACACCAGTTGCTCCAGTTTCTCCAATAGGACCAGGAGATCCCATAGGACCACCTCCGTTAGCGACTAACTGATCAAAATTATAATTAATTTTATCTAGTCTTTCTTGCTGAGTGTCAGATTGTAATATCTGTTTTAAATTCGGTATCGGCATTACTTAAATCTTTGTTTATTTAGTATATATCTATATTTTAATATCTTAATCTTATAAGATTATTTATTGTTTTATAAAATGGACGCGTTGAGCATGATTTACATGTCCATTAGTGGCTGGAGCTAACAAAGCTGACCATCCATTTGGATTTGATGGCGCTGGCCATCCACTTCCTTTGGAATCAAATTCTACATACACATCATACGTGTTTACACTTCCGTTTACATTTACTGTAGTTGTTGAATTACTTTTCCATAATTGATTATTAAAAGTGTTAGAATTATAAGTTGTAGTTCCTATTACAATACTACCACTAGTTGAGGATGTTGAATAAGTAAAGGTGCCACCTTCCTGTTCAAAAGATCCATTTATCAGCGCTGTATTAGCATGGTCTGTATTCATGAATGCAACTCCCTGTGGATCAGTAAGAGATGAAACGTGGTCATCAGGACCAAAACAACCTCCTAGGATGCTGTTAGTCCATTCGGCAACTTCAACATCCTGTATCGATGAATATGCGTATGTTCCTCCAAGAGGTATAGATTTAAGATAGCATCCAACAAAGGCTCTAAATCTATTTCCATCGATGATGAAATCGGCAGTACCAGGGGCACATGCTGCACCTGGAGCTAGTATGGTTGCATCAGCCGGATTTGGCCACCATGTAGATGTTGCTAAAGTTGGGTAAAATGACCATTCATCCGCCACATCAAGTATATTCTGATTAGAAATATCTAAAAATTCACTACTTTCTATTGTAAAGAAATCTTCATTACTTCCACCAAAATTATTACCAGGACACTGTTGATACCCGGCCACTGTATTAATTTTAGAATTTGGGCTAATTTCAAAATAATGAGCTCCCCATGACGAATTTAATGTATGGTACGGGTCACCTATTATTGGATAACTTCCGTTCATAGGTATAAATGTGTCACTAATTACTTTTTTAAATGGATATTTACCCCTATTTGCAGCAGAAGCACTAGTTGTTATTGCACTCTGATTAGAAGGTACATATATTGTTCTTGGGTTATTTCCACTCGGAGGAAATGCCGCTGTTATGTCATTAATTTCATTGTCACTAGGAGTATGATCTAGTATCTCACCCGTTGTGATTGGATAATACTCATGCATAAAGTGACAAACATGTGTATTAGCAGCTGAACATGCCGTGTTAGCTGAGCCGGTTCCAGATGCCAGTGTAAAATCATTTATAGACCAATAGGATCCAGTTGCCTTTATAGTTTCTCCTTCAAATCCATTAACCGCAGGGCCATACCAATATTTTCGATATGTCATGTAATATCCTCCGGCATATCCGGCACTGTTATATATAAATGGTTCAGAATCTACAACAGGCCTATACCATCCTTGATTAGGTTTTATAATAGAATTATTACTCGTATCGACTTGCCATATATGTGTAACTTTTAAGTCCCAGTCGCTCCATTTTCCAGTACCTGTTGTTGAATTAGGATGATTTGACATAGGGTGATTTGCAAACCATCTATCGCATGTAACACCTTCAGTTGTTTGTCCCTGTGACACAGCAGCGTTTACATCACTAAGTTCAATAGTATTATTACCGAATATTGCATTATTTCCACCGGATGTATCTTGAAAGGCTTCTGCATATATATAAGCTTCTTCGTTGTTAGATGGTGCTACAAAAGATTGATCTGTAATACCTTGTGAATTTATGTATTCTCTAGCAAGTCCACCTATCACAATCCAACCGCTTTGTAATTCGGTTCCGTTTTTATAAAATCTAGCACCAACTATATGGGATTCTCCTGTTGAATTCGATGCCCATACTTGTTGATATGTCCATTGTGATTGATTTGGATCTTGAGATCCTGTCCATTGTAAATCTTCCTCTGCTAAGGTTGAAGCATAACTTGCCGCTATGTCTCTTCCTAGATGATCGAAAGAATTTTCCATCGCATGAAAACTTCCACTAAGATCTTGTAAATTCACATTAGAATCAAAATTACCCCATGTTAAATTAGGGTTACCTAACCTAATTATAGTAAATTGATCTCCCATCCTTCTTTTTTCAACGGAGTTCTGTTGTCCAGAATTAGTGTGTAAATATAATGTAGTTGAATCTTGTTCAATGGGGTCATCAGCCGATATTAAAGTATCTGGGTCATTTGGATCTACTTCTACTCTAGATGATTTAAGACCTCCAAGTATAATACGATCCCCTATCATGATTACTCCATTATTTGCAGTGTTGGGTGCAGTTGGACCTATATTGTTTACTACATATTGAAAGGTGGACATTGATGGAACTTCAAATGATATACCACCTCCATCTCCCCATGTTTGACCGTTACAAAGATACCATCCCTGGTACATTCCTTGACCAGATCCAAAGTTACTTCTAAAAAGAGGAAAACCAACACCTTCACCTTCATAGGTTGTAGTTGATGTTGTTGTTCTAAAATAAGTCTCAAATTTATCTGTAGGTATTTTAGTAATACTACCAATTGGCATTGCATTAAATATGTTTGCTACTCCATCCCACTGTACTTCTCCAGATGTATTTTGAGAAACTAATACATTATTTACATTTGCATTAACGTCATACTTTATTTTCCCTACAGTAAATGTGCAGCTTTCTCCCGTAGGAATTGGGTTACCATCATCATCAGTACCCCATACACCACTGTGTATTACTTTAATACCTTGTTCTATTTCTGAAATTTCGGATATTTTAACGTTAACGTTAGGACCAGAAAGATTTCTAGCCTCAAAGAAAGTAGCAGTAGCCAGGTGGTTTAAGTGGAAATCTGGCCAATCCTGTATTCCCATTGGAAGATTATTAGAAACAATAGATCCCTGATCAGAAACACCTATATGTAAATTAGTTTCTTCAACTCCAGGAGCTGTCATTAAATTTTTACTTAAAGAAATTACAAACGTCCTTTCATGCCAATGGTTGTCTAGTGAGTTTATACCAGTAGGAATTGGTATATTAGCTAACATTATAGAATCCATTGTAGAATTGCTACCATATACTCCTGTGTTAGTCGCTGATTGCGATACTACGGTTAATGCTGAACTGCTTCCTGTGCTATGAGAAGCATTTGTATCATTGTAAAGCGTACTTAAAAATGTGTTATCACTTGGGGGATTTTGTTGATATGAAGATGCGCCGAGAACAATAGTAGGGCCAGCAGGTTGAGCATATTGTGAGATTAGCGCCTCAGACGCAGTTGGATATAGTATATTTTTTTGTGCAACTGAGTATTGTGAAGTTTGCGTATATAGCACAGTTTCTGATATCCAATTACCTGAAGAACTAGGACCTTCAACACCCTGTGCCCCTTGTGTTCCTTCATTTCCCTCGGGTCCATCTACTCCTTTAATTCCCTCAGGTCCATTTGGACCTTCTATTCCAGTAGGCCCCGCTGGACCTCCTAAACTAAGAACATTAAAGTTATAATTGATTTTATCAATTTTATCCTTTGACCACCATTCATTGCTATTCGGATCTAGATCGCTTTTAAAAAGTTCTTTAATATTTATATTCATTATTATGCGATTATTTTAGCATGGACCCTAAACTTATAGTTATATCCTGGTTTTTTATTATATATTAATCTAAAATCTAGAGGCTTTTCTGCAAACCTTCTCACTTCAAAATTAGTCAAGGGTAGATATCCATCTGACATTATATCTTCTAGATTCACTACACTGTCAAGATTTGTATTTTCATTTGTTACCGGTTTTCCATATATCAATATTTCATCTAGTTCAAACCTTGGTATAATATTATCTTTTATATAGAGTACTGTATCGTCTTTCAGAGAAGTTTTATCTCCGTATGAATTTTCAGCTTTAACATATTTAGAATAATATGAGACTAGTTTTTCATCTTCTATTAATTCGTTTATAATAGAATCCATGATATAAAAGTCAATGTATATTTTTTGTGAATCTTCAAATACATAAGCAGATTGATTTTCTTTTTCATCGTATCTTATAATATCAAGTTCTTTTAAAGAATTTACATATATTGGAGAATATGCAGTAATGTCATACTCGTCCTTAACTTTCATTATCGTAGATGCAAAAAATGATCTTTCTTCTATTGGACTTAGAGTACCTGAAACTCTTTTATATTTTCCACCTTCATAAGATCTAGTGTAATAATTAGAAGAATATTTACTATTAAATAAATTTAAATCTCTTTTATCTATTGCTATTTCTCCAATTAAGGGATATAGGGGTGGTTTATCTGTATTCTGATCTAGCTTTAGTACCTTACCGCCTTCTTCATTAACTTTATGATAAAAGAAATTAGGAATAATTCCATAATACTTATCAACTTCCAAATAAGAAGAGAAAACACAATTAACTTCAGATAACCTGTTATATATGCTCTGTTGTCGTAAATACTCAACAGTGGGTCTTGTTGTAGCTGCATCACTAGGTACTAGTTTTTTGTGCCTATATGCTGCTGTAAATTCTATTACGTCTTTAAACAGAGGATCATATTCTCCATTCATTCTTCTAAGATTAGTATAATATCCACCATCTTCTCTCGCAACAAGGTCATGACCTATTTCATCGTTATTTAATTTAAAAGATTTAGGTTTATCTTCATCTGTCTCTATGTCAAGTATTGATGTTTTAATTAATTCTACACCATCTTGTATTTCAATACAATATAAGCCATCTGACTCTACGCCATCTTCACTTATTGTAGTATATTTAATATTATCATGGGTGTTTATTCTTTCAGCCATCCCAGGGGCAACCACTGAGCTTAGTACGTTTTCCCATCCTCTTTTACCACCTAGATGATATTCTAGTTCTATCCCATTTCCTAGATTAGTTGTGTCAGTTTCACCAAGATAATCAAGTATTGTAATTTTTTCAGGATATCCGGCGGCGGCAGAAGTATCTACTCGACCTGGAGTCCCAGCTACAATTATATTTTCATCGTCTATAACTGAAACAACTTTTAGGGAGTATACTGAATTTGGACCACCAATACCTTGGTCATAGAGTGAAAATACCAGATATGAATATTCTTCATCTATTTTAAATATATCTTTAGTAAACTTGGTAGAATTAAAACCAACTGACAATAAAGAATTAGTCACCTGTGTAGTTGTATCGCTCCAATTAGAACCTCCTCCAATTCCTCCAAATTCTAGAAAACCTCTAACCTTGGAATTAATAGTATCTCCACTAGAATCAACAATATCACTCAATGTATAGGCTTGATATATGTCTAAAAAGTCGACATTATTATTAGGAAGAGATACATGAATAACTAGGGTTAATGTTTTAAATTTTTCATTTTTTATAAATTCAAATTCTGTTTTAGCCTCATACTTTTCATCTGAATTTGCCGGATTGTTGGTGTAACATAATACTGTTGAATATTTATATCCGTTTACACTCGAAGAAGGTTGGAATGAAATAGGGTTACTTAGAGAGAACTCTTTCCTATCCTTATAAATATATCTAAGTCCTTTAAAAACAGTAGACGCGAATCCTAATGAATCACCACCAGTAAATGATGTATATAATCTTTTTGTTTTTGAATCTGCCCAATTATCATCTTCTGCTAGATTGACTGTTGGATTAAATGGATTGTATAAACCTCCAGGGGATGTAGTAGCAAAACCACCGGAATCTGTATTTTCAACATGTGCTCCGATATATGTTAAAAACGAAGAAAAGAAATCATATTCTATATCTTTTAATCTTTCCGCAACCTGTGGAAAATACATTGCATCTTCTTCAGGGTTTACATAATCTCTTAAAAGAGGAATAGAGGAAGTTGTTTTTAAATATGGAGGAATATTCCATATTAAGAAGTGTTCCATGTTTAACTTATCAGAATCCCTATCAGAAGCTACTGATATATCAGGTGATAAATTATCTACGCCAAAGGCTTCATTTACGTTTAATATGTATGGTAAGCTTCTTGCATTTGTTGCAGTACCGTCCTTAAGAGCAAACTTACATATTGTTGGAATTATCCTGGAACTTACACTCGTTTCTTTTAAAGAGTTTTCATTTAGTCTATCGTATTCACTCTGTATATCTATGGTAGTTTGTTCATCTATTTCAGATGAATCATCTTCTATAACATTAGATAAATTTTTAAAACTAAACATATTAATGTTTTCTTCACTTTGCTTGAATATAAAGGTCTTATCATCAGCTGAATTAGATATGTTGTATAGTACGCTATTAGGCTCTTCTTTTACTCTAATTATAGTATATCCTCCAGATGAAGATGGAATAAACTTAACTATTAAAATTTCAGTATAAGTTTTATTAGTTCCTTCTTGTGTCTGTTCGTCCTGTCCTCTTAAAAAATCACCCTTAGATAAAAATGGCCTTACGTCTAAACCATCAATAAGTACGGTCCATTGCACTCCATCTATTTCAACTTGATCAGAAAAATTAGGGTCTGGTTGCACCACTAAAGAAACATCATTACTAGAAGGTTTCGCAGAGCTTAGGCTAAAGCTGCTCTCATCGTCTAAATAGTTTTTACTTTCTAGCGTAAGATGAGAAATGTCAGAATTGGCAGTTGAGTAAAAATCAAAATCAAAATCCTTCATGTCATATCCTTCAAATTTACCAAACTGCGTCATATAAATTTTATAGGTAGAAATCAAATTAGTATTTGAAAAAATAACTTTATTTTTAAAAACAACTCTAAAGTTATCAGAAAGAGGGTCTTTGATAATTTCTTCAATTCTAGTATATTTTTCCTTTCTGAAATGTTTAACATAATCACCTACTGTAAGAAGACCAACATCGCTCGATGAAACAGTTATACCCTGATTAATAGAACATCCACCTGACATTGTAAATATGTCATAGTCACCTAATTGAAGTCCACCGGTTACCGTACCTCCTTCGTCAATAAATTCATTATATCTTTTTTCAAAAAATGAATCCGCCGAAACACAATCAGTCATATCTAAAAATGTATAAGGATTTGATGAATGAATTCCAAATATTGTAGTGTATTTATTTCTACCTTGCGAATAGTCATCTATTACTATTTCATTCTTAATTGATCGCGCATTATATGGTATTATTTCACCATTTCTAATAGAACCTGCAATAGCAGCAGCGATCTGTGAAGTATTACCTTGACATGAATATCTTCCTTCAGAATACGTACCGATTGGCATAGTTTCGTCCGCGATAAAGATAAAGTCTCCTAAATTAAAGTTTTCTATAGATATTTCTAAAAGATCTCCTAAAAATATTTTATCATTATGAACAGGGGCTTTTGTCAATTTAAACCTAATAAATCCATTAAAAGGTTCTTTAGAAATCACAGGAACCTGTATTTCATTTTCTATCTTCTTAGTAAAGTTTTCTTTATCTCCTTTAAATGAAGTATTAATACTTCTAGAATTTTGTAAAAACCTTCTATTTCTAGAGTCAAATGTATTTTTTACATGATGAAACTCTCCGTTTTTATCTTTTACCCAACTTAACATAGGAATATTTGTCTCTGCCTCTGTTGGAATTAATTCAGAATCTCCATTAATACTATTGTCTCCGGAAATATACAACATACCATCTTTAGTAGTATTGTCTACTAGTACTTCTCCCTCTACATGCTCATCCACATATAATCCGAAATATCTATAAATGTTATAATCTTCAGCGTCATGATCATCAAATAAGAATTCCAAATTAAATATATTAGCTGAAACTATTCCGTTTCTTTCAAAACTTGAGGTAATAGTATTATTAGCTAATATCTCCGGAAGATCTTCTCTTATATAGTCATCATCAATATAGTCTGATTTTTTAACAAAACCACCTATCATCGCATCTATTCCCGAAAAATAAGTAGGATCATCTAATTCAAAATTAAAAGTAACGTGTGATTTAGGAAATAGAGGGTCATTGATATGGCTATTTAAATATTTTCCTAATTTAGAATTATTAGTAAGATCAAATGTCTTAATAATTGTAGCCTTAGAAAGCATTTCTTGAATTCTATTATTTTGACCGGATTCATTATCACGATATGATCTATCAAAATCAACGTCCTTTATTCTATAGATTACATATTTTTGTGGAACCTTATCTTCTAGCCATATTGGTGAAAATATACGATATTGCTCACCGTACACCTTTGTATAATTAAAAGAAGCACCATAATTATATAAGTTTTCATATTGTGTAGAGTATTCTTTACTTATGGCTAGGTCAGTGTGTTCTCTACCAACCTCATATCTTTTATCCTTAGGTAATTTGCCATAAAATATTGCAACATCCCTATTATATTGTCCAAACTCAGAAAGAGCATGTTTTTGAAAACTAGACTGGGATAAGTCTCTACTAGCTTTAATAGAGCTTAAATAAATATCTCCTGAAGAATCAGCCACTAACTTAATGTTAGTAGTTAATTTGGGATTAGTTCTTAATAAAGCAAAAGATTTATTTTTGTCTAAACCACTCTTTGCTCCTGTGTTAATAATTTTCGCCATTTATGAATAGACTCTATTTTTGTTAGAGTATATATCATGCTTTCCTACAGCAGGATATTACCTAAATGGACGAGCATCAAAATCGTATAATCTAGATGATCCAAATGCATTGTAGTATGAACCAGTAAAGAATCTTCTTCTGTTAAACCACCAGTTACCACCAGTACCCGTTCTATAACTCTGTAGCATTACTTTGTTAATACTGTTTTTATTGGTTCCTGTCGCTTTATACTTAGCATATACTTCAACATCAAATTTAAATTCAGTTTTATACGTATCAATGATGTCTAGTCCAATTTTCTTAGAATATGTTAAATTAGAGAACGTATTACCATATATTCCACCAACTCTACCTTTACCAGCCGTATCTTTACCGTGATAATCTGTCATTCTATATTGAAATACCATATCCACTGAAACTGCATTCTGACTTCCACCTTCTACTATTTTCTTACCAAACTTATTAGGTCCATCGACTGATAAGCTATTTTGATTTATAGGAGAAAGATATAAGAAAGAACCGCATGAAAGTCCACCTAATAAATATTGATCATTTTCTTCAAAAGAATTCTTTACAGATTTTCTAGCAATTATAGAGCCTTCTCTATCTATAGGTCCTGATTCTCCTCCATCTCTAAATGTAATTGAAAGAGGTTGATATGGTGTTTGTTGTTTTCCATCTTTATCGTTAGCTCTTTTAACAGCGTATTTAGGCATAGAAATTAAACCTTGGCCTATAATATCAACTACCGATAACCTAGTCGTAGGGTCTCCTTCAGTTAAGATTGGATGGAATTTTGATAAGTATATACCTCTATCATAATCAGCGGCTCCTACTGTAGAAAGTTTAGCTAGATCTAATACTCCGGCAGCATTTCCACTTCCGGCTTCTAGACTTCCACCATCGTACGTTCCATTCCATATAAAATCTGGAGAAGCCAAAGCAGCTGCTTCATCATTTGAAGTCTCGGGGGTATCAGTAATTTCACACGTAGCGTCTGTAACTATAGTAGAAAAATCTCTTAGATGTGGCCTAGTACCAGACTGGAACGATGCTGCTGAAGTTTGACCGGTGGAAGGATTTCTAAATTTATAACTTAATCCATATTCAGCTGTTGTAACACCATTTCTTACCGCGGTAACTACAGTATCATTGTCCGGGTCCTCTGTATTGTATAATGATCCATTATTAGATATATTCCTAAACCTTGAATAAATATATTGTCCGTTCAATTGCGTAGACTGTTCAGGGGAAGGTGAAAAATGATTGTAAGAATTTCCATCTCCTGTTAAGTTTTGATAAACGACAGGAACTTGATCATATCTTCCTTCACTTGTATAATATGCATCATTTGCTATAGCATCAGCTGGGCCAAAGGCACCGGTTTGTTCATCAGAAGTATCAACGTTTATAATACCAAGTCCATATTCTGATGTGTTAGTAGATACGTATGCAGGTTGTTTTAAGTCTCCTACTATTCTAGCAGATAATTCTAGATCAGATGCTTTACTGTTATGTAATTCTATTTTAAAGTTTTTAGTAACAATGTACCCTTTAGTTTCACCGGTTGGAGCGTTATCCGTATAATATCCTGCAAATATTTTAGCACTGGTATTATTTTTAACTATCGTCGCAGTTCCATCTTCGTCTACTATTTTAATCATCAGCTCACCAACAGTACCCTCAACTTTAGCCTGTAATCTTTCTAATTGATTTTGTAATTCTAATAGCTTATCGTATACGCTAATAGGGCTTTGTTCTCCAGTTAAGAAACCAGAAGCTAAGCTATCTGCACCATGTGCAAAGAACGTATCGTTAGATGTAAATCCTGAATCTAGATGCTGAAATAAACCTTGTGCTTCTAAATCATCATTAATTTCTACCTTTACATTATCTAAATCGTTTTGATTAACTAAGGTGTTTGCTCCATCAGTTGCAATTTCTCCTTCTGGAAATGGAATTGTAATTATTTCTGACCATTCTGATTCAACGGGTGTTGTTGGAAAACCTGCTTCAGAAACAGATTTTACCATCATCTCAATTTTCTCACCTGGTCTAATTGGAAGATCTATAGAATTAAAGTTGATTGCTTCCGCATCTTCTTCAGATTCCATAACCCATCTAAAACCTCCATCGGCCTGCTTTTCTCTTTTTCTAACAGGGCCTTTTACTTCAACCCAATTAGAAAATGCAGCAGTTTTTTTGTTGAATTTAATTTGTTCTATTACCGAAGTTTTACCGGTAGCAGAAATATATCTATATCTGGCTATGAATTGAACCACTTCCTGTGATATTTCTTCACCTACTTTTTTAGCATCAGGAATAGACCAAAAACCTCTTACCCTATATTTAGGAGAAACCTTTGGTAATTCATTTGATTCTGCGATAGCTTTTATTTCACCAACACTTGAAGAAAACACTTTAGTTTCAGCTGCTTTTTCTCTAATTAAAGAAACTAATTCATTCTTTTCTCTATTTCTTTCTATTTTAGAAGAAAACTTTTTAGTAGCTATTAATAAACGCTTCTTTTTAATAGTTCCGTCCAACTTTTTAATAACTTGCTTTGCAGCCATCTTTTCAGACTTAATAGCTTTAACCTTTTCAACTGTAGCATTTTCAGTAAGGTGTTTATTAATTTGAGTTACCTTAAAGTTATCAACAATAACGTCAGGTGAATCTGGAATTAATCCTACCGAAGCCGGTGGGATATAATCTACCTTTAAAGCCTTTATAAACTGTCCGAAATCAGCTACTTCTTCTTTATAATATTTAGAAAGAGTAGTAACTATTCCGTCTTCATCTTGTATTGTCAATTCATTTGAGAAAAACGCAATACCTGGTGAATAATCTGTTGAAGGTATTTTAGAAATAGGGTCAATTGGCTTAACAAAAACAACTTGTCTTTCGTTAAATCCAACTTTAATTTCAACATCTACTGATAAATCTATATCTTTGTATATTCTTAAAGAATCCGAACCTATTTTTATAGGAGCATATCCTTCAAGTAAAGATAGCTCAATTTGAGAAGTTGAAACATCTATCGATTTTACAATATACCTTGTATTATATTCTTTGTTATTTACAACTAATGAATCACCTATCTTTAAAGATTCAGTGTCTTTCATTGTTTTATTTGCGTCAGAATATGTTAGTTTATTTAAAGTATATACTTTTACCGTTTTAGTTTGACTAACGCCATCAACTATTACCGTCTTAGCTACGTTTTGAACTTTAAACACACCGAAAGAACCAGTATATTGAATAGACCTAACTGGCATATCCACTGTTTCTGCATCAATTCTATATTTTAATCCGTCTTCTTTAATTTTAGCTACAAACTTTTCATAATTAATATCATTTTGACCTTTATAGATTTCGTCAAAAGATTCGGCTGTTGTAGCGTCTTCATCATCAAATATAAACCTTTCAGTGTATACTCTTTCAGTGTCCACTGGAATTTGACCTTTAACATCAAGGTTAATTGTTAATAGTGGATTTAAAAAATCTTCAAAGAAATCGTTTAGCTTAGTGTTAAATTCTTTAGGAGTTGCTAAAGATGTTATAGGGGCTGAAGGACCTTTTAATCTAGAAGTATGTATTTTTCTATAAGAACCATCTTTAAGTTTAACATTAGCACTTGAAGTGTCAATGCCGCTTATTGCGGTTAAATTCTTATCAAGTCTTTCAATTTCTCTTTTCAAAAAACCAAATGCTGGAATTTGAATCGCAGTCATTTCGCCTGTGCGATTATCGAATAAATCAATAGTAACTGTTTCTTTATCTGTAGAAATAGCCTCATTGATACGCTCAAAAGTTTCTAGTGAATTAGTATTTAATTCAAGAAACTGTTCGAGTAAGTGTGATATAGAATTGCTAGCGCTCATATTATCTTAAAATATCGTATTCAAACGTTTTGTTTATTTCATCAACACAAACTATTTCTATATAGGGAGTGGCACTCAATAGAGAAGAAGCTGAGATTGAAATCTTTTGAGACCATCCACCTTCTTTATCTGTCCACATTGTAATAGAATTAGATTGTAAGTTTTTGATTTTATTTTTAAAAGTTACTCTAACAACTTGTCCTTTTTTCCATGATGTTACAGTATCGTCTAGGTATATATTTAGATTAGAATCAAAGCTCTCGTCAAAGGCCGTGTAAACTCTAACTAAATTATCATACTCTTTTAATCTTTGCCAAACTGCTTTAGTAGAAGATTCAGACGGTAAAAAAGGACCGCTGTTATCTATTATTCTTTCGTTCGTGTTAGAAATAGTATCAAACACATAGGCAGGGCTTAAAGAATATCCGTAATTGATACAACTTATTTTAACTTTACCGTTACTTGATTTATCAATAGAGACTCCTGTGTTACCTGATTCTAAAACATCAGTATTATATTGTAATTCCGTAGGAATGTCACCAGATATCACCTGATTTAGCCTAGAACTAGTATCTGTTATTAAGTCCATGATACTTCTTTCGTCTTGAAAATTAAGTGTTGCATTTTCAACGTCTTTTTCAATTAAGTCCAATCTTGTAGATATTCCTTGTAAATTTTCAGAAGTCAAAAAGAAACTTTCTAACATCTCAACTTTATTAGAAATATCAATATATCTGCTATTTGCATCTCTTAATAATTGAACTGCATTTTCCAAAGCACTTGTCGTGTCTAAGAAAATATCCATTGAAAATGTAGAATAATCGTTTACATTTTTCTCTATACCTACATTGTCTAATGAAGAATTAAATTTGAGATTTAATTTAAGAGCAAATGCATTACCATTAAGTCCAGTTACTTCATTTGGCTTATATTTTGTTAATTCCGGAATATACCATCCATCGTTAGAAGTATCTTCTTTCCAGTTGTCTAATAAAATTATACCATAAAGGTTAGTAGCCTTATTACCTATATTAGATTTAGAGTATAAATCGTAATAAACTAATATTGCATTAAATCTAAAATCACCACCTCTCTTTGAATAGTCTAATAATGTATCTAACTTAGGATCGTTTATTATTTTAGAATATGCAGAAGCGTTAAAGTCTATTCCAAATGTTGGAATTTCATTTTCATTAGTATTATAAGTTCCATCATCTTGATCACCATAGGCTTGTAAATCTAAAAGAGGATGATTTGGATGAATGTCATCTGTTGTTCTTCCTTCAATCATGCCATCAAAGCTTGGATTAAATTTAATATTATTAGTATTAAACTTAGATGTTTCTAATAAAACTTCAGGAGTATATCCTACAGAAGAAGGAACGTTAACAAATATTTCGTTGTACTGTTGCCCTTTATAATTCTTATCGTTAGTTACATCGATATTTCCAATGTATTTTATAACTTGACTATATTCAGAACCAGCTTGAGTAGAATCATCTAGCTCTATCATTCTAGAATATCCTGTTGAAACTTCTTGTGAAGTTGCAGTTCTTACTCTTATTGCATTAATATGATATAGGTATTTAAAGAATATTTTTTCAGCGTCACTTTGAAATAAAACATCGTCAAAATCATCATTAACCTCTGGGTTAAGAAGCAAATTCTCTAAATTAAGAGCATAGCTTTGAAAAGTTTGTGCAAAATGCACATTTCCGTTACCATCATGTGCTATATCGCTATATGGATCCGCACCTTCTCCGCCGCCAGCTTCATATAAATTTGTATATTTGATATAATTAGGGCCAGAGTGAGGGTCGTTATCATCGCTTAATGCAAAATCAGCATATACCGGCAAGTCTAGTAATGCAAATTTAGAAAATTCAAAATTGATATCGGGATTATAGTACGCACGTGTCAGATCCCTTGCTGCATTAGCAAACGCATACATCGTACCTCCTTGTTCCTGTGGAATCCTTATTAGTGGTGTAGCCATCTAATTAATTGTTTTTATTTTAATTAAGATATCGTTGCTCCGTTAGAACCAACAATATACCATTTACCGCTCATATCTCCTATAAAACTAATAGATCCGTTCATTGCAACGTCTATTGTAGAGTTTGCGTCGTATCCATTAAGATTACCGTTGCTTGCATCTATAGAGAATTCAGCAGTGCCGATAACAGTTAAAGTCTGTCCAGGATTAGAAGGTCCTAATAAAATAGGGGTTTGTGCATCATTATATAGATATGCTCCTTTTACTGGAATCCCAGTTGGAAAATTAACAGTGTCCATTATAGATACTTGTTGTCCTTTCTCAAAAATAACATTTTCTTTAAATGTCGATTCAACTCCAGATGTTAACGCAGATCCATCTACAGTAAATGTAGCTAAACTTCCGTTATTAACAAAAAGTTGACCTGCTGAAACTGAACTCGATAAGGTTAGTGTTTCTTGTGTCGTGTCTAGGACATTTTCAATTGTACCTAATTCTTCATTAATGTTATCAAAGTTGTTATTGATAGTAAGTCTTGAAGAAGAAAGACTGTGTGTCCCTAAAATTGTAGTAATACTTGCCATTTTATTTAATTGTTAAGATGTTTTTTCTTGTTATATTTTTATTTCCATTCAAATCAGTTAATTCCAGCTCTAAACTATACTCTCCTTTCGTATCGAATAAGTATGTCAGCCACTGATTATCATAATATATATCTTCTTTTTTTACACTATTATTTATCAATCTCCATTTCTGCTCTATGACACCTGGCATTTTAGTTAAATCATAAGAAAATGTTACATGATTTAATAAACTTATAGTGTCATGATCGTCAATAATATATGTGTCGTTAAAGTTAGGATTATACGCTTGATATTTAACAAAGCTGCTAGGATCTATTGTTCCTGTTGTTGTCGTAGCGTTGTGGAAATCATAACTTTCGTTTGGTTGTTTAGAAACTACCAGCATATATGTACATTCATCAACTCCTTCAATACCTGTTGAAACATTTCCGTCTGAATCAAAATAAATCGGATTCCAATTAAATTTGGTAAAGATAGGATATTGATTAGGATTTAAATTATTAATTTCCTGTTGTAAATTGTTCCAAGCAGATAAATCCTGTGGATTTACAGGATATGTTGCAGTTGGTGTATATGATTCCATTATTTCTAGACCAGTGAATGTATCTATTTGGGAAACTGTTATAGTTCCGTTTGCATCTCCGTTTAACTCTAATTTAAATGAAGAATTTAAATCAGCACCTATTCTAGTCTGATTCCATGAGGTAGTTGGTCCGTCGTTCCATACCTGTTTTCTTAAAGATTTCCATTGATATGCGCCAGTTGTTTCAGCAAACCCAGTAGGACTATTTGAATCTTCATATCTTCTGCTTATTGAAAATTCTTTACCGTCTTCGTCACTATTTAAATAATTAGCTCTATCTAAAGTTAGGTAATATGTACCTATGTTTTCTTCAACAGTGTTTAGGTTTTCTCTGCCCCATTCCCATGAAGAACCAGCTTCTTCCCAATTATACTTATAGTTTGCCCAATCTAATTCTTTAGTAAGCTTTTGATAAAGACCATATACTTGTATATTCTTCGATTTAACATTTATCTTTTTATTATGACTAATGCTTCTAACATTATATAAATCCCAAAATGCAACATCTATTGCGTATTCTCCCGTATATGGTAATATTAAGGGAAGAGTATACCAGTCGTCAACGGATCCTCTAATAGTTTTATAGTAACCTCTAGGGCCTTTAATTATCCATTCAATTTCATATACACTTCTTTTCCACCAATCATCCCATGTTAAGAAAGTGTCCTGGGTTGGATTTATTCCACCTGTTTGAAGATTTAAATCATTCTCACTATCATCGGCTATCGTACCGTTTGCATTATAAATTGGATATGCAATATCGTCATCGGTATCATTTGCGTCAATAAACGTAAACTCGGCATCATCCCATGTATCTTTAAGAGAAGTCCCTGTTAAAACAATAGGAGCTCCTATCGGTATACCCTCAATAGTATTATAAGAAGACATGTCCTCATCATACCATTCTGTATAAAAATTTCGTATAGATTCTTCTAATTCGTTTCTCTCCGTCTTACTAAATACTTCTATTTTTTGATTAATTCCTTCTAACCTATAATCTACTTTTCTTAAATCTTCTATATAAATAGTTTTAACATCAGGTAAAACATCGTAATGTACGTCTTGTCCGGATTGTTGTGTTTTAATCTGTTGTTGATTATTCCATACTCTTTGATTAACGCCATCGAAGTAATCTCCTTCCGCTGTAATGTCTACGATTTTTGCATTAAGGGGTAAATACTCTCTCTGTAATTTACGCTTTAAAGCATATAACTTAATTAATATTTCATCGGGCGAGAAATCTGTAATTTCTTCGACTTCCGGTAAATCAAATTCATTTAACCTTCCAGTAGGAACATTTAGTCTATATGCTAATGAAAATCTAAAAGTTTTCTTTTGGTTAGAGTTAGGAAGATTAGTATTTCTACTTTTCTTAGCTAAAAAACCAACCTCAGTTTGGTTAGCAACAGGAACAACAATCATCTTACCGAATCCCTCTGCACTTTCATTTATATTTAACCAATATTCTCTAAGGCTTACATTATTATATCCATAAAAATCAATAACATTTAGTAGAGCCTTATATGTACCGATAAATGGCTTTATAGTAGAAGCCTGTAATAAAAGTTCTTTTCTTTTTCTATTTAAAACTTTATAATCTACACCAAGATCTTTAATATCAGATTCTCTAAAAATAAGATAATCCATTTCATCTAAGTTAAGAGCCATATTAGTCAAAAGATCTTTTAATCTTTCGTCTTCTGCAACAACTTCACCATATATTTTTAAAGAGGCTACTTTAGTATCAATGCCATTGGTGTGCGCATATATTTCAAGTGTTCTAATATGAAAACCTTCTACACTAGAACTTAAAGCGACATTTGCAATACAAGCAGTGGGCTGTAACATGTCAGCTGTTGGTGAAACTATTTTAAAATTTTCGGAATCTAACCCACTATAAAGTGTATTAGGTTTCATTTCACTTAATTGAGTTTCATCTACAATTACTTCAAGATCTCCCTTTATCATCTTGCCACTATACAAGAAAATGTCTTCACTTTCTCCATATTCTGAAGTAAATTTAAATTTCAAAGAAGTGTTGTTAGCGTCTGTCGATATTGGGTGTACAAACCTAGGGTTATCTAAATTGTCTCTTACCTCTTCTAATACATATATGTTAAGAGTTTCATAAAGACCTGTAGATACCTCTGGTAAAAACGCAGTTCCTTCTGAATATCCCAGTTCACTGTTGTATTCTAAATTTAATTCGTTAGAATTATTATCAAAGAATCTAAGATTTTGATATGACATTATTACCTAATTTTTTTATCTTCCTTTTTCATCGTATATGATTTGTAAATTTTTAAGTAATTTACAGAATCAACCCAATCAGCAAGTATTTCTTGAATGAAATTAACAAAGTCATTCATTTGATTATTTCTCCAAATATGGTTAGATATAGAATTTTTAAGAATGTTACTTCTATATTCATTACCTAAATTCTTTCTATCGTCAAATGCAGTTTCTCTAATAGAGTATAATCTTTTTCTTCTGCTTTTAAATAATTTATCAAAAATACTCATTATATTGATTTTCTATTTTTTGCTTGAACTTTTGCAAATATAGTATTCTTCACGGCAGGTTCGTCAAAATAAATTGACATTGCAGCCTTTTCTCCGGTCTTAACTTCGTCTTTCACAATTAAATTTTTACTGTCTAACCATCCTCCTCTGAATAAGGCAACCTCTTCTTTTTCAAGAATGATATCGCCAAATGAATCTAGGTTTATTACGTTTTCAGGAAGAGCTGCACCAGGTTCAAAATTAACCTGTTTTGTAGTTACGTTTCTTTTAAAGAAAACCATCTTTTGTTTACCATTTCCTATTTCAGTTAATACTGGAGTTGAAGGAGTTACAGTCACTGTTTCAGATATGTAATACCCTAACCTTCTTGCTGTTTCTTCTTTTTCAGAAGTAAACTTAACATTAACTGAATCTATTCCATCAATATTTTCAACTATTGCAACAATATCAGATTTAGGTAATCTATCTCTTCTAGTAATATTTATTAAATATTCTGCAACCTTTGATCTAATTTCAGTAGCAAGATTAGCTTTAGTGTATCCTTCAAAATATCTTACCTTGATATCCATTCTAAAATATTGTGGTTTCGGATCTACTATTTTTATTTCTGTAGTTACCATTTGCCTTCCTGATTTTTCTAATAAACCTCTAATACCTTCTTTTTCGATTTCTGTAAAAAAGAATTCAGAAGTATCTAAATTAAAATAATCCTTATTATTTTGTAACTTTTTTAAAGTATTAGGCAACATGAACAGATAGATAACATTATCATCGTCTAAATATCCATCATCTGTAGTGTTATATGCATCTAAATAAGAAAACATACCATATCTTGAAAGAAAGTGCTCATAGTTATCAGGAGTTGCTAATACAAATGAATGTGACTGTAATGGGGCAATTAACTTTGTTAATTCAATATCTTCTGGATTTGCTCCCATTTTAGGTGCAACTGTAAATTCAGATTCTAATAATTCATTTAGATCATGCGTATTTCCTAGTGAATCCGTTCCTTCAGTTTTAAATTCAAAAGATAAATCAGCTCTACCGTTTAAATTACCCATGGCTCCTTCTATTTTTAAATACTCTACTTCTATCGTAGATCCTGAATCAGGGATTTCACCAAAGGATCCATTTCCAAAATAAATATCTAAACCACCCGTAATACCTGTTTTGACAAGATATCCCTGGGTTCCTTTTTTCATATCATATAGAGAGTCATATTTAGTCCAAAGGCTTGAATTTATTTTTATTCTAACCTGAGAATGATCTACCATGCTTTTTGTTATAACATTAAAAGATTGAAAGGCTTCTCCGGTAGATGTTAAATTCTGAGACTCATATTCACCCTGCACCACTGGAACAAATATGTAATTAGAATTTGATTTTTCTAATCTAAATTGATCGTTACTAGTTCTTAGAGTATATCTAAGACCGTTATCTTTACATTCTATAATAGCATTGGCAGGAATGTTTAAAGCGTCTCCTGCAATATCTTCTAAACCTGAAACACCTAATCTTAATTTTAATTCACCTGAAGCGGCAGCTCCTCTAAATGAATCATGACCAGCTAGCCTAGATAAACCATATATCGATTCTGGATTTTGTGCTGTTAAAATATTCTGTTCAACTGTTGCGTCTTCTATGTAGAAGAATATCAATCTACCTATTTGCGAAATAACATCAAGTAGTTGTGAAAAGGGTGAAGCTGTTGTAAAAGCTCCTTCTACCTCTCCGTATACCCTAGTAACATAGGATCTTACGTCGTCGATCATTTCTCCAACTTTAATTCTAGATGTTGATAAAAAATTATTATCTGCCATTTTTATTTTATTAGTTTTATTATACGTAAACTCCTAATTGATATCTATTATCAATTCGTATGTCTACAAACACTGCATGCCTATCAACTTCTTTCGTGAAATCAACATCAACAGTTACATTAAATTTTCTAGCCAAAGGCGCATATTTATAAATTTGTTCAGCAACTACCTTTTTTAATAAATAGTCATTATAACTTAAAGAATAAACATAATCTTCTAGATTTGCGCCAAATTCGGGATCTCCTAATACATCACCTCTTCTTGTAAAAAGAATAGTTTCTATCTGTGTCATTAACCTAGCTAATTCAGAACTAATTTCTAATTTGCTTGGATCGAATCCAGGATCTCCTTTTGCTTTTATATAAAACTCCATTTAACTATATATTCTATTAAGAATGCATCATCCAATCGGTGCCTTCATCTGTTTTTATTTCTTCAATCAATGCTTCCAGTTCTCCTTCACCTAAACCTTGAATTGCGTCTGCATTGACTTCAATATTTCCAGGTAAAGCAAAACCAAATATACTTAACTTTTGTCCTAATGAAATTTTAATCTTTGCAGCACAATATCTAAAGAATGCTTCATCTTCAAATAATGCACACTCTGGAATTGTTTCATATACTTCTAATATAATATCTCTGTTAGGGGTTTCTCCAGTAAATTTAATCTCATGTGTTAGTTGGTTATAGTGATAGCCAATGGGGTTTTCTAGAATTTGTCTAGCCATATCAAAGAAACTTTCATTAACCACGTAATATTGAAGGTTCTCTGCTGCATCTACTACACCATCTCCGCCAAACATTCCAGTGTACATCATTCTTTCGATAGCAAAATCACCTTGTGAAAATCTAATATCTGTTCCACCTGCATACTTTGATCCAGTTTCAAAACATCCATATACTGAATAAACTTCTCCACCACCCGTAACTGGATCCATCTTTGGAAGAGTAAAAGATCTTTTATTTTTAAAATAAGTAGAATTAAAAATTTCTTTTGGTAAAACCATAAAGTTTTCTTTCATCGAATACTCATAATTCTTATAGAACCACTTCTTTGCTCTTTTAACAATATTCTGAACTTCTGATTTTGGAAGATTCATAGGAATCATACAAGATCCTGTTACTTCAGATGCTAATTCATTTACAAAATTATTAAAACACTCCGTGTCCCATGAAGGTGGAGTTGTTAAGTTAGACTGATTTCCTATTATATTATCACTCATTTTGTTTTATTTATTTTTAAACTTCTGTATAAAGTATTTTTTCAGTATTGTCAAACCTTGCGGTTCTTTTATCATATTTACCATCTCTAAATATACCACCTTGCATCGTCCCTTTCATTATTCCATTTCCATATATGTAACAGTCTTTTAATACACATGACTGATGAACATAAGAACTTTCTAATTTAGAGGAATTAATTTGAGTAGATTGATAAAAATTACAAGTGTGTATATCGGATCCATTTATATCACATCCGAAGAAATCGCAATTTGTAAATTCTCCTCTCAAAGAACATCTTACAAATTCATATCCTTCTAATTCTACACAATATGATAAGTTACCGTGATCAACTTGAATTGTACCATTATCGGCATCATAGTTAATATGTCCTTTTGTTAATTCACCATGAGTAAATAACCTAAGAACTCTTTCCCTAATATTAGGCCAGTGTAAATCTATTATCTTTTCATTGTCATTTAAATCAACCGTTAATTTAACATCTTGATTCCAACCTGTATTAATAGTTTTCCAATCTTTTCTAGCCTTTATAATTCTTTCATTCTTAGCAAGAATTTTTCTAAGTTCTATAGAATTAAGATTATTAAATTGAACTCCACTTGTACTATTCCACAATTGAGTTATGAAAAGATCTAGCATTTGTAGAATCTTAGAAGTTTTCTTTTCCCAATCTTCTCCACCGAGATATCTAAATTCTAAATAATTCTTATGTCTTTTTTCAAAGTTAATTCCATAATATTTAGAATCAGGATATATGAAATTACTAGGAGTAATATTTAATCCATCGTAGAAATAAGTATCTGACTTGGGTAGAACGAATTTGATTGATTTTGCGTATGCAGAATCCTTTCTTTCAGGAAAAAACTTAAAGACTTGACTTTCTTTAAAATCTAAAATAAATTTAAGAACATTCATCTTAGATATTCTATGCTTATTTTCTATTTTATCAGTATCGAAAGAAAGGTTTAAGTGAATAGAACTTCTATCATTTGTATATCCATTTTCTTCTATCCATTTACATACTTTAATAATCATCATCCTTGCAGCATAATATGGCTGTGCACCAGTTACAAGTTCCATTAGTTTTTCACCACCTGACATATCAGGTTCAATTTTAAACTCATCTCTTGTAACTTCAAAATCACTATGTGCCTTTGCTTCTACTCTAATCTTTTTACCTAAAAGACCCGCTAATTCCTTAGCAGTCGTATCGATATCCTTATTAGAATAAAATTCAAATTCAACGCCTACTAGTGCATTCTTTAATATGTCTGAATTATTAATATTATTCATTTACGTAATTATATAACTTAAGTTGGTTTATATATCTCTGTTAGATACACTATAACGTGAAAAAGCCCGAGTGATCGGGCTCTTTCAACTAAATTATAGATTTGATTATAGTTTAAGGAATACTTTTCTAGTATCTTCTTCAACTCTGATCACTTGAACAGTAATATCTGCACCTTTAGAAATATCTTTAATATCTATATTATCAGGAAACTCGGATATGTGTAATAATCCAACTACACCTTCTTCTATTTCTACAAATAAACCATAGTCTTTAGTAGATTTTACAACACCAACTACCTCAGTTTTTTTATTGTATCTTGAAGAAATACCTTCCCATGGATCGACCTTCTTTTCCGCTGGAGAACCCTGTACTAACGTTATTTTTCTTTCATTAATAACTTCTTTAACATAGAATTTTATTTCAGTACCTGGCTCTAAAGACCTGTCTCTGTGTGCTTTTGAAGTTTCAGTATCTAGGTCGTTAACGTGAATCATTCCAGTTAAGCATCCTTCAAATTCAACAAATACTCCATATTTCGCAGAGCCAGTAACGTGGCCTATTCTTTCTACTGTAATATCTTCTTGAATATTTTTAATAGTGTTGGGGATAAGTGCTCTTAAATAAGCTCTATGAGAAACAACGACTGTTCCTTTTTCTTCAGAATAACTAACAGGAACTACATACATTTCTGTATTAATAATAGACTCAAAGTTATGTAATTTATTTACGCCAGCTAAAGAACCCGGCATAAAGCAATCAACACCTTGAACCTCTACAATATATCCTCCACCTGGAATCATTTTACTAACAATACCGCTATACGCTGTATTTCCATCATCTATTGAAGCTACAATCTCTTTAACAACCTTTGTCTTAAGACCTGCCGCTACGGAACCTATCATGTATTTTTTAACATTCATTGACGTGTCAGCTATTAACTGAACATCAACTTCAACTCCTTCTTTTAAAAGTTCTTTTACTTCTGGAGTTTCTCTTGATAAATCTACGTAAATCAATTCTCTATAGCCTACGTCGATTGAAGCCCACTCGGTGTCTATTCCATATACCTTTCCAGTGTAGCTTTCACCGATATTAAGAGAATATAGAGTGTTAGATGCCAGTGAATGTCCTTCCATTAAGTCAAATAACTCCTGGGCATACGGCTCCCTACTGTATACCTTTACACCTTTAGGTACTTTAATATGTGGATTTGGTTTTCTAAACTTAGTAGGACAATCCGCCTGGTAAAGATCCCACATGAATTCTCCATTTTCATCTAGAAAATCTGTGTCTGGGCCAGGTTTAACTTTTTCGGGATTTGTTGATTTTAAAGAAGTTTCTACTTTAACTTCTGTTTCTTGATTAGCTTCTACAAGCTTTGTCGTGGTAGAGAGTCTTGGTCTCTTTTGTTTTTGAGTTGTCTTTGTTGACATTTACTTTGTTTTTAAAAGGGTTAATGTATGTTTTACTAGTTATATATCAAATTACGGTGGCGTCAAATCCTATCATTGGAATATATGGAACAGTTCCTGCAGGAATACCTCCAAGATAAATAAATTTCATTTCACTAAGATGAGTAAAATAAGAATATGCAAGTGCCTTTGCGACAGCTGATGCAGCTCCAGCTTTATCTAATCCGAAATCTTTACCTGAATTAAGAGCTCTTCTTAAATTATCTGCTAATTTCTTTTGATTTCCATAGCTAACACCTATATACTTTCCTCCCAGTGGAGGAACTGATGAACATGGAGGTGTTGGTGCAGATGTTGCGAAAGGCTGTATCGCAGTATCTTTCCAATATTTTAATGTTGCTTTTGCAAGCTCTTTATATGGATCGTCCTTGCTACCGCCTTCCGCTAGCATTGCAGCTTCTAATCCTAATTCAACTATTAATGTATTTCTAATTTGCTTTGCTAAAGTTCCCGTTTTAGACATATCTATATTCACAATAGAACCTGTATCTTCGTCTGCTTCCGTTAGCGGACATCCTTGCCATTTTTTTCTTAATTCATTATTAATAAAATCAGGTTTAATTTTATCCTTTCTTTGACCATAGTGTTCTGTTCCGTTCCATGTGAATTCTGAAATAACATTGGTAGTTAGTACGGGAGGCATTTTATTGTTTTCGTCAAAAGGCTCTTGTATTTTTAAATTAGTAAGTTTAAAAGGATATCTAACCTTCATTTTTTCAGAAGGATCCATTTCTTCATAATTTTCTGGAAGCTCTGTGTCAAATGGCCATGGATATTTAATAGGCTGTGAAGCTTCCATTTTTATAGCCCTTTCATGCCACACTGTTGTTACGCTACCTACTCCATTTTTATTAGTTGCAACCACAGCATCTTCATCTAGGGGGTGTGATTTTAAGATTTCTTCTCTAACGTACATAGATACTAACTTATGAAACTCGCCTCCCTTGTCGTTTGCATTATAAACTTCACCAACATCTTTTACAAAACTATCCCAACTCCAATCTAGGCTCTTTAATTTTTGAATGGCTGATTGCCTATTAGCCTTTCTTTGATTAATAACATTATTACCAAACCCACCCGTACTTCCATTAGAGTTTGAAACATGTTTATTTCTTCTAAATCTATCGAGCCATTCCCAAAAGGCATATCTTTTATCTTTATCTGTAATATCTTCAAATTGCATTAATAGTCTCGTTGCAAAAATCCTAGCTAATTCATCTCCAGTTTCTTCACCATCTAAGCGGTGAAATTCAAAATACTTAAATCTATATAAGTTTTCCTCGCTATCGTCTTTAAACTCCTCTAAATACTTATCGAGTTCTTCAGTGGGTTGATATTGAATTCCTCCTCCAATATCTCCTTCTAATTTATTATATTCTGGATCATTATCTTTTCCAGCAATATTTAATCTAGATCCTGCTCCGGCTGCACTTGCAAGCCATGTTGCAATTCCTATTTTCTTTTCTTCTGTATCTGGTGTTTCCATGACAGGTTCTCCTTTTTCAAAAAGGTCAGTAAACCATTGCTCATAGCTTGAGATAAATGTAGATTCTCCAGGGGAATTCTCATGAATTGCAGTTCCAGGAACACATGTAGAAAGTCCCTTAACAGCTGCAACATATTCATTTGCTAATTTATTGCCGAAATCGCCTGCACTATTAGGATCTTCATTGAGAAGTATTGCAGTTACGTTTGTTATAAATAGTGGCCAAAGTGCAGTCATTCTTATTTATTTTCCTGTTGATAGTCTGGATGCTTACTCTTTAAAGATGCAACACCAGATGGAGTAGGTGGCAATGAAACCGCAGTTCCAGATGGACCAACACCAGTTGGATGAATGTGGTTTTCAAAAAGAGTTAAATACTCATCTAACCATGCTTCTAATGATTTACCTCTTACGGCAGGTTCTGAAGTATCTTCTCCACTTTCACCAGTATTACTTAAATATACGTCTCCTGAATCTATGAATATTCTATCGTCCGTAGAAATTTTAATATCACCTACTTCGTCGATTTGAATTATAGGTCTTTCTTTTGCGCCAAATCCTCTAGTAATTACAAGACCATCTTCTTCTGAGTGATAAATTCTTACGTTTCTTTCAGCATCATACACTAAGCTGATTACGTTTTCAGCATTACCCGCTCCATCTAATATATCTTCTTTAAGATCAAGATTTTGTTCTATTTGAAACCAATATTCAGGATGATATAAATTTCCATTATCAAATCTAGCTGCAACTATATCTCCTATTCTTGGAACATGATGTGAACCTATTGCATCTCTATTCATAGGAGTTGCCCATGGAATAGCATCATCTGGTAAATTATCATATTTACCTAGGACCTTAACCTTACATCTACCCATTTTAAGAGGATCGACATTATCGATAACTTCTCCTAACCAATGAGTGTCTCTGAGATTATCAGTATTTAATTCTTTTTCGGTTGACATATATTAATCGTTTACATTACCAAGGGATTCTGCGGCTGCCTTTGTTAAAGCGTCTCCTACACTTGCAGATGTATCTACATTAAATACGTTTTCAGCAATATTGGCTCCTATATTATCTACTCCATCTGAAACTCCACTTAGAGCATCTTGATATATGTTCTCGAAATTAGGGACTCTACCTCTTACCGCATCTCTTGCACCTTGTACTAATTCATCTTTCTTTTCTCTTGCTAATCTATTAAGATCATCTAATCCTCTTTCACCTAATTCTTTAAGTTTTCCTTTAAGTTTATCTCCAAGAAGGCCAAGTATTCCATCTGCTTTATAATCTTCAGAATCATGGGCAGGTGATAATCCACCCGGAATAGTGTCTGATACAATTCCATTTAAAACCCTAGCGTCCATCTTGTCTATAATTTCATACGACATTTCAATAGTCTGTCGAGCTTGTTCACCTGGATTTTTGGTAAGTTCTCCAAATATTTCTGAACCAGTATTTAAAGAAAATTCACATTCTCCAAATCTAAACATAAAGAAAGGTCTGCTAGCACTTCCCGAAATTCCTTCATTACCATTATTAACACCTAAACTTGGTTTCATATTTCCAGGAAAACCTTTAATAGCAGCTAAGTCTATTCTTTTAGGAACTCCAGATAATTCTATTCTAGATATGTTCTGAAATTTTCTAACTTCAGTAATATAAACTACCATTGAAAACTTTCTTAAATTCTCAGGTAATATCCAATTCCATTTAACCTCATCGAATACTGCCTTTCTATAAAGGTGCATAAGACCAGAAACTCTAAGGTTAATAGATTCTAAACAGCTCAATGTTAACTTTGCATCATCTCCTCCAAAATATGGATTATTAGGATCGAATGCTGTAATCGCTCTATCAACTCCCTGTAATCCTTGAAAGAACCATGGAGTATTTCTATTTATATCTAATAATGCTTTTTTAAATTTAACAAGATTTGATAATCTATCTTCATAAAATTTAACTGTTCCAGAATTACCACCTGAACTAAGTCCGCCCATCTTATTTTTATCAGATTCAGATTTATGAGATCCATCCATTTTAGAAGAATCAGTCTCTTCCCTGTAACTAGCTCCTAAATGATTCATATAAAATTCTTCTGCAGCACCTGACAAAAGAGGAGAATTAGTGTGATCTGACACGTTAAATAATATAACGAATGAAAGATACGTAGGATCCTGATAAGGAGACTGGGCTAATTTACCTTTTTGAAAATCTAATTTGTTTTTGAAATCTGACATATAGTATATATTCTTATTAGTTTAGTGCTATCCTTCTAGATTATTAATTCTACTAGGCCACTCTCTTCTTAGCATAGTTAACTTTTGAATAATACCAGTATTTTGCTTATAGATATATTTAATTCCTCCTATTACATAGTAACCCGTTAAGAATTCATCTTTAACTTGATCTACGTTTAATTCATTTACATTTTCAGCTTCTACGTCCTGATCTGTATCAAATCCTTTATCATCTTTAGCTTCATTTATACCCTGCTGTGAAGTAATTTGTGTAAAACCTGATTTCATAATCTGAACAGGTATTTTCTGCCATAAATGTATTCCCGGATTAAACGTTTTTAAAGTTACCTCTAGTTTCATTTTATTCATTTCATCTAGATTTTGCTGATTGCTTATAGCAGAATATGAATAATTTAAATGAACATTCGGCATATCGTCGGATTGAATAGGAAGCCTTCCAACATACTTTGATTTTACCTCTTTAGTATATCTGTCTTCATCTCTTCTGCCCTTTAGAGGTTCATCTATATCCTTCATGTTTTCACTTGCAAGAGGTTCCAGCTCATGGGCAACTACACCCACTGAATCATTTTCCCAATATATCATTTTCCTTTTATAGCCGTTTTTCTTAGCTAAAGCACCTGCATTGTTAACAAGGTTATAGCTTTCTATAAACGTGTTAGTTGAATTCATTGAAGATGCGTTCGTTAATATATTAGGGGATTCTATTTTATTAGAAGTTTGTTCTTCTCCGTCTTCGTCAAAGTCTATGTCCATGTTGATGAAAGTTTCATCTAAGCCTTCTTCTGAATTTAATAGTGCATTAACGTCAACAAAACATAAATTATAGTAAGGATCTATACAATATGTTTGAAAACTATCTTCACCTATATATGAGTGTTCTACTAAATTATTTAAAAATTCTAAGTTAGGCTGACATGCGTTAAGAGCTTTCATAGAATCGTCGGATGAATCTATATTTGTAGCTAATCCTAATTTTAAATTTTTAGCAAACTCTTCAATCTGTTCTCTAGAAGTACCTTCATAGGATGCACATCCTTCAGAATGCATTGTCGGTATTTTCATAGTTCCTTGAAAAACATATTTAGCTCCATTTGTTGCTCTTTTCAAATCATTAGCAGGAGGACCTGATATTTCGTCTATATCAAAATCTATTCTAATATCTTTAAAAGTATCTTGCTGTCTGGCGGCTATTCTTACTGAGATAACATCTCCGTCCCTTGGGGTATTATCAGCATCAAACGTACCTTGCGTATCCGTGATAACTACACTTATTGTTGGAATTCTTACACTACAGTCGATTTCCATTTTCTTAATAGATTCGTCTGAAAATGAATTACCATTAACAACTATCATCGGTACGGGACCGCCATACTCGTGGCTTATCTTCTGTGCACCCTCTTCTTCTTCATGTGAATCAAACTTTATTACGTCTAATTCTAAAGAGTGCTCTAATACATTTAAAATGTGATTATCTATTGGCATCCTTTTTAAATTCTAATTTCTCCGTTAGTAACTTCAATATTCTCTTTACCTGATTGTAAAATATTAGGTGGTAGAATTTCTTTATTATATTTCTTACTTAAATACTCTATTCTATTAGCGTCTTTAACCGGTAATCTTTTAGTATTTATAAACTGATCTCTTATTGGATTTTTATAATTCTTATTAAGAGTAAGTTTAAATTTCTTTTTAGCTATGTCTCTTTTAGGAATAAAAAGAACATCTCCTTCTTTTATAGAAAATGGATTTGAAATACCATTAAATTTTAAAATAGCATCAGCGTGATCATGGGTACCATATTCATTTAATGAAACTAAATCAATTCTACATGTTTCGTCACTTTCCACAATATGTATACCCTGTACTGAACTCTCTTCTTGTTCTAGAAAAATAAAAGTAGGAGTTGACATTGTTAATTTGCCATCCGCAATTTGCTTTTTATCTACACTATATAGTTTCATTATCCGTTAGCTATTTTTCTAAATTCAGAGTTAAGCGCCTTTCTCTTATCTTTACCACCATACGCAGTTTCTATATACGTTTGATTAACGTCAACTCCATCTTCAGGTTGTAAATAGAATCTACCCCTACCCATGTTAAACATAGACTCAATATCCAGTTTATCTCTAGCTCTACCTGGTTTAAGAGTTATTTCTACTGTCATTCTTTCAGGAAAATCCTGTACACCCATACCTCCTTCAAATGTAACGTTAGTTTCTCTACATGTTAAATTACCGACAAGCATTATAGGATTTAAAGGATTACCAACTGTGAGGTGCCATGCACCTGTAGGGTCTCCTGTTAATAAAGAAGCCGCACCTTGTCCTCCTGATGGAGAATTAAACATTTTCATTAAAGTACCTCCTAATATATTATTTAAAAATTTAGAATCTTTTCCGTTAGCTAATCCCTTTACGTCATTAACAACTCCCTTAAACATGTCTCCTAAACCAGACGCAACACTTTTAATAAATCCACTATAGTTACCCGATTTAATTAAACTAAGATCACCTAGGGGTTTACCAGCAGATCCGTTTCCAACGTATCTTACAGATCCTCCCCAGAAAGGAGCCTGACTGGAAGTTAGTACCATTATATTTGCAAGCTGATCTAGCATTAATATTTTAGGGTTTGCACCACCAAAGGATCTTAATTCATATTCAAATTTAAGCTTAAATTCTTGATTAAACGTTAAACCCTGATCTCTAAAAGAAACATCTTTAATAACGTTAACAGGTCCAAATACATGGTTTGGGTATGTAGTTGACATGGCATCATATCCACCTCCTCCGTTTTTTCTTCTCTGGGCCGTTATACCGTCTACTCCACCTGCTGCGTTTGCCGCTGCAGTACCAATTACACTAGAATCTAGGAATTGTCCAAATGCACCTCTTCTGCTTGAATTGTTAGATTGCTTTGTCTGCATTGATGCAGATTCATCTTTCCAATTATATCCATGTGACCAATTAAGGATTGAGGACATACTGTTACCAGTTACTTCACTCATCCACGTTACGGCTCTGGCAATATCGGGCTGATCTGTTTCACGCACTTTACCATCTTTATCAATATCCATCGGCGTAATAATATCATCTTGAACTGGATATGGAAATCTTCTCAAAGTCAGTAGATAATTATTAGGTATTTTACCATTATATCTACACATTGCAAAGTCAGCATAATTATACATATATCCATATCCACTTGAACTAGATGCATTATTTTTAGTAACTTCTACTATTTTAGAAACGGTAGGATTGTCTAAAGTTCTTTCATCTATTTTATTATATTCAATAGAGTCTACTCCTTTAGATTTGGCAGATCCACCGGGTGTAAAGAAACTACCTCTATAATTTACAAGACTATATTTATTAAAAGTAGAATATACATGAGGACCGTCTGTGATTTTTTCTTTAGTATCTTTACCATCTTTACCTCTTTTATAGTAAACTACGGAATCAGCTTCTTGGGTATAATACTGTGCTTTACCTCCACTTCTAACATTAGATAAAGGTTCTCCCACTAAAAGCGCTCTGCTTCTTGCGTTAGGGTTATCAAAACTTCCAAGTATTGTATTCTGAGGATCCACGTTTTTTGGAACGCTTTTGCCGTCAGGGCTGGAAAAGTCGAAGAAATTATCAACTTTATCTCCAAATCCTGAAACTGATGATTTTAAACTGGAAGCGGCACCCGCTGGTATCAATCCAAATAATGGCATATTGTAATATTATGTTTTTTACTAGGTTTTATATATTCACAATTCTATGTCATCCAGATCGTCTGACTGTGGTCTATATAAAAGCTTATCATAATATTTATCCGTCTTTGGTTCTCTATCTCCTAAAAACTTCTTGAGATGGGCAGCATATACTCCCCTGGATTGATAATAATATTTGCCAGAAGAATATACACTTCTGCTTGAGAGTTCAAATATATCTTTAAAATTCTTTTCGATTAAGAAATCTTGTATATTATTAAATAGATCTATTACCTCTGTCTTGGTTTTAACACACATTACAGAATCAACTGAGATCATATAAGATTCCCATTTAGAATCTATTTGATTCTGAAAGTCTTTCATAGATTTATAGTTCTTTCTAGAAAGACCGAATGTTGTAGTTCTATTATTAAAGTCTTTTGAAAACTTCATACCGAAGAGATATCTTTTTAAGAAATCTATATTGTCATGAAACTTAGTAATTCTTATTTGATACCTTGGCATATCCTCATCGAACTTAACGTCATGAATTATTCCATAAACGGGAAATACGATATGAGAATGTCTAGTGTTGGATATAAGGGCATGTATTCTTTCACCCTTTGAAAATAATTTATGTCTTATCATTATAGATCGATTATCTTGACGCTTTCGAATCTTTTAAGAACGTCTTTAGGATAATCATCTCTATTAATAACAGTTAATTGTAAGGTGGCAGAAGGTTCTATTGTTTCTTGTAAGAATATCTTAAAGTTGTCGATTGTTTCTACATCTAAATTTTTAAATAAATAAATGATTTTTTCTAAGTCTGCATTCTTATTTAATACATTAATGAAAGAATCTCTTATTGCTAGACCGATTACGGAACGATGTGGTTCAGTGTCATAGGGATCTGATTTAACAAGCTTGTTTCTAATGCTATAAAAATCTATGACTGTTTCTCCTGGATTGTTTCTACAGAATTTATTAAATTCCTTTCTGCTGTTACACCAAACACATTCTATTGTAATTTCTTTAATTTCGGTCGTTGTTATCATTTTATCATTTTCTCCAGCTCTTTAATCTTGTCTTTAAGAGTTTGGATTTTATGTTTTGTTTCGATGGAAGAAGGACTGTAATTAGTTCCCCATTCTGTCACCACCTTTATTTGATTGGATTGTTTTGAATTACCAAAATCTAATCCAACATCAATACAGATATCTTTAATAAAACTAATTTTATCATCAATGCCCTTGTCAAAATCATAGACAATAACCGACTCATATTTTTCGCCGGCCGCATTGATGTTATCATCCGTCACATTTTTGATTACACCGTTATCTGCTATCTTAAGAGTTATCTCCTGCATTTAGTCTTTCTTCTAGGGATTGTTGAACTTTCTTGTATATTTTCCTAGCCGCTTTTCTATCAGCTCTATAAGTTTCTTTAT